GGAATTGGTTAGACGCGGTTACCGGGAAGTCAACGACGATGGTAAAGCACATCTCCTTCTCCGTACTGAACAGCAGCACCGGGAATTCAAGTGGGAAGGTAGCGAAGCTCGTACCGCTGCGTACCGTCCCGCTCAGCCCGAAGATGGTGGCTAGCGTCTCGAAGTCGTCGGCCGTCTGCACCCCCAAGGAAGCCAGCTTTATAAGCACGTCGCGACGGCGTTCTGTGAGTGTCCCCGTACCGCTAAAGCAGCTATCAGGGATACCTACGGCTTCCTCCCACTCGTCGATGAAATACACCGTGGCATCCGGGATGATATCCGTCTTGAACGCGTCGATATTACCGTCGGTTCTCGCCAGCTCCTGCGCCATCCCCCTTAGCAGGGAACGGAAGTTACTGTCGTAGATGTTCTTTGCGTGGTAGCACCTTCCGCCAGGTAGGTAGTCCGCTAAACTCTGCGTCTGCTGTTCTACATTATGCGTCATGGGAATGTTACCGCTCCCAGGGTACCTATCTCACCGGAGGCCACGGTCACATCCCCGGTTGGGGTAGACAGTGTAAAGGTGGCCACACGGGCTCCCGTCTCCGTGTCCACGGTGTTGTAGATAGCTGAACGGTACGCGTCCTGATCTACGTTCTCCCCTACCATCGTCTCCTCGTCAAAGAACTGTGTCAGGTTATTGGTGATGGCGGCACGCATCGTGACCGTATCGGGAGAGAGGGCGGTGAAGGTGAAAGCAACTGGTACGGCAGTCGGGGCCGCCACGATGAGGTCGCTCGGGTCCGTGTTGGCGGGAAGTATCTCGAGTAAGACGTCGTTAACCGCGGTCACCTCCGAGGCATCCGGGATGGCTGGTGTATCATTGTCGCGCATGAAGTATACGGTCACTTGCCCGACGCTAGGGGTAATTTCCTCTACGAATACGCGGGTAACCCCCAGTACCGTCTTGGCCTGAGCGGTGATGGCTGCGGTATTGAATTGCGCTACAGGGTTTTGCAGGCGGTCCAAAAAGCGAAGGCGTAACCCCGTATCTGTCTCCTCATCCGCGCCACCGCCAAGTGCGCCATAAGTCACGTAGGCATCATTGTCTATCCCAGCGATAGGGCTCTGTAGTGATAGCTTAGCATCAGCATCCTGGTTGGTTGCGTCGCCAAAGGTGGACGCGGTGACGGCCACCGATCCCGTGGTGAAGCTAGCTGTGATGGTACCGGTAGCGGGGGTGCTGGGGCTCCCTGCCACCTGATATGTGAACGTGTTATCCCCCGTGATCTGGATCTCCTTCCCCCCGTTGTACGCCGTTTCGACGGCCCCAGCAATGGTCACCGGGACCGCAGAGGCCAAGTAGTGAGGGCTGGCTGTAGTAACGGTTGCGGTAGTACCGGAGCGGGTGATGGATGTAACGGCAAGGACATTGGCCGAGACAGTGACATCGGTATCTGTGGTGTATTCGACTCCAGTCGTATCGGTGATTATAGTTCCAGCGGGTACCGTGTTACCCGCAGTGCCGGTAAAGACCACTGTACCAGTAGCGCCGGTGGCTGATAAACGGGTAATCCCCCAGATATTGGCCCACCGAACCAGATAACGCCCGGTGGATGTGTCTGGGATGGTCTGCTTGATGGCCTCCTTCAGCTGGAGGTAGAAGTCATAGACGCGGTTAGCGTAACCGGTGATAAGGGCTGACAGCCAGCTGTTGCGCAGGAACGGGTTGGAGCCGGGAACAGCCCGCTGCACATCGGTCTTTGCCCGGTTAACTACTTCGGTGGCTGAATCAGGTAGGTCGAGTGCCATCTGTTACGCTCCAGTGCCTTCCCATAGGTTGTAGTAGAAGGTCGCCACCTCCGAATTAGGGCGGTAGGCGGTGATTAGCAGCTCAGTCGGGGTAATGCTCGTCTCCAACTTCACCGCTATCGCGTCATCTACCAGCCAGTCAAGACCATTTGCTGCCGCCGCTTCTAGGCCGTTCAAGATGGTTTGGGTCATCCGAGCTTGCTCGTACAGCCAAACCTTGGAGCCGATTTCAAACCCAGGTGTCGCCTCGTTCCCGATCCACCCCCGGCGTAGCTCTGGTACAGGCATCTCCGAGGGCGTAGCCCGGCGCTCACAGAACAGGCTCATCTTGACGGCCGTGTCGAGTTGATCAGCGGTCTCAATATCGCCTTCCGCGGTGAAGGCGATGTCAAATCCAACCTCGTCATATAATACCGCGTCAATGCCAATCATAAAACCACCTAATAGACTTATAGGTCAGGATTATACCACGTTTAGGTGACTCCATTAATAGCCGCCTCAGTGTCACCACTGCTGTCAGTACCCTGCACGTGGCCGTGGGTGGAGTCGATGACCTTCCCGTTATGGGTAATGGTACCCGTTCCGAAGTCGGCCGTACCACCTCCCGACATGGCGAAGGTTCCCGTGACCACCACATTCCCGTTTAATGTGATAGTGGGGGCCGTAACAGTGGCCGTACCAGTCACGGTAGCAGTCAAGGCACCTCCTACTGTCACGTCCGTGTTACCACCGGATTGAACCGTGATGGCCCCTGTAACGTCCGCGCTCATATCACCGGACACGACTACGTCGGCATCCCCAGCCACTGCCGCGATCAGATTGCCAACAGCATCGACTTCCACGTCACCATTGGCGCGGATGGTTACACGGGAGCGGCTCACCGGGCTGTATAGCTCCACATCACCTGAACCTAGCACGGAACGGCGGGTCATACTGGTTGGCAGCACCGACCGCCCTTCCAAGTTGCCATCCGTGGGAATCATCAGGCCAGGCGCCTCCCCGTCCACGTTAGCGTGCATCCCGTAGGGGAACACCATGATGGCGTCGGCCGTCTTCCCCAGATAGAAGACCTGCTGCACGGGCCGGGGCCCGGTATCATCACCAGGCTTGATCACACCCACCCAGCGGAGTAAGCGCTTAACCAAGGAACCCTCCCCCGAGTGTCTCGGTCTGTGGCTCGTCCAGGGCCAACGTATATGAGTTGGTGGCAACCAAGCCCAGTGTAGTGGTGCTACCGCTGGTCTCATCCAAGTTGTAGCTCACGGAGTTAATGAGCATCGCCCCGTTGATCCCAGCGAAGTCGTCAACGATATCCACAACGGTATTGACCTGCCACGGGGGAGAGTCGGGGGCAGGCCGGAAGCCCTGCACCACAGCAGAGTAGACTCGAGAGCGAGCCTTGCGCACGTTGGCCTCCCACGATGCCCGCTCACTATTTACGCCGCTGGAGAGCTGTGACTCGGGGATAAATGTCAGTTGCCGCCCGGCCCTAATGGCGGAGTCGATAGCTCGCCCTTTCTGGTTCACCGTCGCCTCCACACTGGTTACGCCAGCGGCCTGCAGGGCCAAGGGGTTTAACCCGGAGAGGGACTTATAGCTACGGTAGCGCCCGGTGAGGTCATAGCTCACGGAAGCGGACAGGACGTTGTTATCGTCCGCCCCTAGTATGTTCTGCAGGGCGCCGGGGCTGCGAGCGGTGCTGCCTCGGATGATGTGGATGCGCCCCTCCCCGTCTGTGGTCAGGAACACGCGGCGCTTACGCCCGAGAGACTCTAGGAAGTCGAAGGCGTTCTGCCCCGGCTCCGGGGCCAGCAGGTCCCCGGCCTTATCAAACGCGGCCGGCCTGACATCATCCGCAACCGTGACGTCCACCCCGAGCTGTTTAACGATAAGCTCCACGGCGCGCTTCATGGTGAGCGGGGGAACGAAGTCCCCACTGGCCTCTAGGGTGGAGTCGAGGATGTCCCCTGCCTTATCCCGCCCGGAGACGGTGATGCTGTGCCCGGTGTCGTCGTAGTCCGCGTTTACCTGCTCGATGTTGCCGGTCACCAGCACATCATCCCCGTCCAGTACACGAACAGCCTCCCCGCCCCTAAAGGGCAGGGCGGCCTCCCCGGTGTTGGTGGCCCCGAAGCGAAAGGTGCGGCAGAAGGCGTCTAAGCGGATATCCACCGCGGCGCTGGTGAAGAAGGTGTACGGGATGCCGTTGACCTCTAAGATCATTCCGTCAGTACCAGCACGGTACCCTCCACGTCGTTCACGTCCTCGATACCGTTAAGGTTGGCGATAGCCTCCCCCTGGGAGGAGTCCCCATAGTAGGCGTAGGCCAGCAAGCGGACGGATGTGCGATGCGTCTTTACGCTGACCACGCGCTTAGCCGTTAGCTTCACCTCATCCAAGAAGGCGGCCACCTCTTGACGGACATCGGCCATGGCTGATTTTGATGCATCGTCCAGCCCGCTGAGACCGAACACCTTGAAGAACTGAGCATCGAGTCTGGCGGTAACGGCCTCCACCTCGTCAACCGTCTCATAGTCCCCCTGCACCGATGACAGATATGCTTGCCCAAGCGCCTGACACTGCATGGTGGCGGAGAATACGGCGGTCGCGTTATCCCTCTCCTGCTGCCCAGCGGTGAGCCCGCTTGTCGTCGGGGTATCGTCACCGAAGTCAAAGAGATCCGTATAGTAGGTCAGTGCATCAAGCGGATCGTCGAACAGGCCCGAGGCCTGGTCCATAATACCCGTGATGCGGTTTGCTAGATTGGCAGGGGCCAGGATGAGAGCGGCCGCCTCCGCCGCGAAGGAGTCCACAGCGTTTACGAAGGCACTCAGGTCGTCTATTGGTGCCTGTGATTTCTTAAAGGCAACGGCGGCATCCTGCACCATCTCGGTGGCCGACTCAAAGTTCCCTATGAAGCCGGGCGTCACAGCGTAGTTGGACGCCATGTTGCTGTTGACCGCGGTGACCAGCGTATTGTTCGCGCGGGCGACGGTGTTGATGGTGGTACCGGCGCGCTGCGGTACTCCGGGACCGTTGTCGATGAAGAAGGTGACAGTGATCTTCCCATCACCCAGTTCAGATAATGACTCGTTGAGGGTGTAAGGCCCCGCCACGACGTTCTCTACGCGCCCGTGGAGGGGGTGCATGAGTGGGCCGGGGGTAGGGTCCTCCAGCGCGGCGAGAAGCGCTTGACGACTCTCCACGTAGCTCCCTGACGGGATGACGATGTTGAGCGGGAAGCGGCGCGGGGTCTGCCCCAGGTTCTCCACCGTCTGCCGGCTGGAGTTAGGGTAGGAGTGGATAACGTTCTTGTTCCCACCTTCCACTGTCCCGGAGGTTAGTAGGAACGGGACGCCCTTGTAGCTGCCCGCCTGTACTTGGCTCAGATCCATCACATCGCCCCTGCCGTGGCCATGTTCACCCCGACGTTGAGGCCGGGAGCGTTGCCTGATGTGCGGCTCTTGATGGACTCAACAGCCCCTTCTGGGGCACGGAGGTTGACATTAACGTCGGTGCGGCTGCGGCTATTCATATCAACCGGACCGCTGAAGCCTAGCGCTGCTGGCATTGCTTGCGGCACTTCAGGGGCGAACCCGAAGAAGCCCTTAACGGAAGTGAAGGCCTCCCCTACCATCCCCTGCGCGGCTGAGCGCACGGCCATGATCTTATCGAACGCTTTTGTAATAAGGTCGATGGCCGGCTGGATGGACTCTACGATACCGTCCCATGTACCGGTCACTGCGCGGTCTATCGCCGCCATCCAGTCGCTCACTAGGTCAATAAGATTATCCCATGCCAGCGTGATATCATGTACCGCATTGTTAACGCCATCGCGCACCCACTCCACGTTTTCGTACAGCAGCACTCCAGCAGCGATCACCGCAGCGATAGCGATCGGAATAAGGGCGAATGGTGATAGGAGCAGGGCGGCCCCGGCGGCTACTAAGGGAAGCATAAAGGCAAGCGCCCCTAGCGCCGCCGTTAATGTCGCAACGACCAGCACCGCCCCGGTTATGATTAGGAGCCACTTTTTAGTGGTGGGGGATAGCTCATTCAGCCACACGAGGAACTTAGCGAGCCCCTGTACCACGGCTAACTTGATGGGTAGGAGGAGGCGCCCGAACTGTTCTGCGGTGTCCTGCGTCCGTGCCGCCAGGATGCGCTCCTGGTTAGCCAAGCTGGCGGATGTACGCGCGAAGTCACCGATGGCGTTCTTACTCTGTTTGACGGCAAGCGATAGGGTCGCCTCTGCTTTCGCCTGCCGCAGGCTGGCGAAGGTCCGGCCTTGCGCTATAAGGATGCCGATCTCCTGCTTGACGTTCTCCTCTGAGATGGCGATACCAAGGCTTTTTAGCGATTCACGCTCACCGAGCAGGGCTTTGGTCAGGGCCGCGCTTGCTCCCTCGGCCCCACCGGCGTAGTTAGTAAACGACGCCAAGTCCACGGCGAGCTCATTCACGCGCTTGGAGGTGGCGAGCGCTTGCTCCTGTGTGAACCCGAACCCGGTTAGAAGATCCCCGGTATCACCGAGCAGCTGGCGGGCCTTAGTCCCGGCAAGACCGAAGTCTTTAGCAAGGGAATCAGCTGTAGCCTCGGACTCCGCGGCCATGTCTTTGAACACCGTGGCGAACTTACTTCGCGTCTCTTCCGCGTCCCTGGCAGCGTTCACCATCTTCATGCTGATGAAGCCAAGCGGTAGAACTATACCAGCGAAGGCCCGCGCGCCGAACTCCTTGAAGCCCTCCCCGGTTTTCTTGGCACGTTCGGAAAGCCTCTTCAACCTGGAGTCAGCGCCGGCGAACGACGCCCCGAGGCCGTTGACCTTATTACGCAGGGCCTGCGTCATCTGAGTCACCGACCGGACCGTCCGTGAGTAGCGGTCCTGAGCGATGAAAATAAAACTGACTTTATTGGCCATTGCGCACCTTGTTGGCTTGCCGTTCCCGTTCCTTGCCTATACGTATACAGGCATCATGGAGGCGTAGCAGTTCAAACAGCGGCAAGTCCCTTGCTTCGGTATACCCAAGACCGCCCTCATAGAAGGCCATCATGTCGGCGATGCGGTCAATTAACTCTTCTTCAGACCTCGCAAGGCCGAAGCAAGGATAAAATTTGCCATATAGTCCCCGATCATACCGCTGAGGTCATCCATGCTCAGCTTATCCAGGATGGGCTTGGTAACCTTCTCCTCACCACCCAGCTTGGCGATACCGGAGGACAGGAGCTCGCGCCCCGTGACCAGCACGGAGCTCAGCTCCACGTCCGGGGACATAGTGATCAGCATCATCACCGCCTCCCCGGTCAGTTCGGCGTCGCCCCCGTCGCTCTCCACCTCGACCTCTCCACTCTTGGGAAGGGCACGGAAGAATGCCTGCTTGAGAGCAGCGCACTCCGTCATGTTGCGCGAGGTTGGCGCGTCCAGGGTAACGAAGGTGGTCTCCTGCAGGTCCCCTTTATGGGCGTACTCCAGCGGGGTCTCCAGGGTATAGGTGATCTGCTTTTCCACGTGCTACCCCTTATACCGCTGGCCGTGAGGTGAATTCCAGGGCGATGTTGGTATCGGCGCCCAGGGGAACCTCGTAGTCGTTGAGGAGACCGGCCTGAGAGAAGGTACGGGTGAGGGTACCGTCAGCGGTTCGCCCGGATACCTGAACAAGGTTCTGGTTGCGGTTCAGCTTCCACGCACGGGCCAGGGCGATGTTCTCGATGGTAGGGGCGATCTCGAACTTCACCTTACCAGAGCGCATCTCCACGTTGTCAGAGTACACCTGCTCCACCTCATTACCGCCCGAGGAGGTGGCGCGCATGTTCTGCTCACCGAGGCCTTCGTTGAAGACCAGGGTATTTGGAATGATGGCCACCGGAACGTTGTTCACGATGACCGAGGGGCTGCTTAGTTGATCGGCCATTGCCTAATCCTCCTGTTAAATTCGGTCACAGACCGGGAAAAACATCGCTGGTGCATGCCTTATCACCGGAGCCAGCCCCGATACGCCCGTCATTCTTTGGTCTCATGCCAAGCCTCCTGTTAACCTTCAGTACTGAAGGCGATCTTCATGGTAGCCAGAATCTCACGTAGCTGGGTAACCAGCGGCACCGTCATCTGCACTGTGGCGCGCCCTGTCGCCAGGTTCAGCGTGACACTGATGTTCGCCTTGAAGAACTTCAGGGCGTCCTCGCCAGCCTGCAGGAGCACGAAGTCCGGTCCGCTCAGGTCCTGATAGAGCTTCTCGCAGTAGGCCGCGATGGTGATGTCGTTGGCCATGTCGCGACCCTTAATCACATCCCCCTCGGTGAGGCGGCTCTGGGCGAAGCGGGAGCGCAGGTTGTTGTAGAAGTACTCACGCGAGTTGCTGGCGGTGTCCACGTAGTTGAGGTACTTGAATGACACGTCAGGGTTACCGGCGCTGTCTGTCTTGTAGGTGGTAACCAACTCACCGCAAATAGCCGTGTTGCCCGCCACGTTGACCCCGAAGACGGTGCCGCCGTAGGTATCGGTGAGCTGCTCGATCTCGGTGGTGTTCCACCCGCGGCCAGTGGCTACCAGGGGCAGGTTCGGGAGGGTAGTGTTGAAGTAGGGCTTACTCGCCAGGGCCGGGCCGCCGAAGCTGTCGAGAGGGCCGTTGGTGGTGATCACGTAGCGGCTGATGCTCGCCCCGTCCGTCAGGCGCAGGGCGCGGATGGCGCCGAACTGGGCTGACTTGATGGGGGCCATCTCGAACTGGGCCGGTCCTTTGAAGTTGGTTTCCGACTCTGCCTTGTCCGTGATCTCCACCAGGCTCTGACTGTTCAGGGCGCCAAGGCGGCTGATGTGATTGGCTAGTGAGTCCTGGATGGAGGTGATCGCCACACCGTCCAGTACCCGGTTCTCGTCGTTGAAGCGGGCGTCAAGCAGGGCCAGCACGACGGTCACATCCGCTGCGTAGGGCCAAACGATGGTCTGGTAGCGCTTGGTGCCAATGACGTCAAACACCCCTGTTAGGGTGGGGTCGGTGGCGCCGCTGGCCATGCCGGTGACGGTAGTGGATACCCCGCCAACGGTACCAGATACCTCGATGCCAATGTCGTTGCCCAGGGTGCCTTTGTTGGCCGCTGTGACGGTGACGGTTCCTGTGGTATTGCTGGTGGTAAAAGGGGCGTCAGCATCAGCAGCGGTGGCTGTGTCGATGGCGTCCCCGATAACGGTGGCCGTGTCGCCGGAGGTGACCGCGATGCTGTAGGAGTGGTTGAGCTGGGAGCCGATGCGGACGGTGAGTACCCCGTCCTCGGTGGCCGTACCAGTGATGGCGATGGTGCCGGTGGCGGCCACCCCCGCACCGTTGTCGTCCAGGGCGATGGCGTCCATAACGGTTGTCTGGTTCAGGGCCTTGGCCGCACGAACCATACCGGCCAGCATGGAGTCCTGTCCAAACAGCGTATCCTCGGAGTTGTCGTTGAGGATGTTCTCCACCAGGGCTCCGGCCGTGGCGGTACCGGTGGCGGTCTTCTGTCCCACGAACAGGATCTTCTGCGCGGTGTTCTCCACGTCAGTCGTCGCCGGGACGATGTTAACCTGTACTTTCGGTTGTAGTACGATGCTGCCCATGGATTAGTCCTCCGCTTTCTCAGTGTTCACCGCGGGCTTCTTCGCCTTCGGCTTCTCTACTACCTCGCAGCACCCATCAAGGGCCGCATCCTTCAGGCGCCGGCGCCACGCCTCCTGTAGGGGTGTACCGTGCTGGTCAGCCTCGACCGTTACTACCTGTCCTTTAGCGTATCCGCTAAAAGGTTTGTTTATACGGATATTAATAGCCATTATACACTGTCCTCATCTAAGTTAATACCAGCCGTGAGCGATTCCACCAAGGTTCCCGGGTCTACCTTCATATCCAGGGCGATGTCGCGGAACGCTACGCTATCATCATCACCAACAGTGTCATCGTAGGTCAGGTCTACCACCTGCTGGAAGGCGTAGGCGTGCACGTAGTAGGCGCGGTTATACGCGGCGAATCCGTGGTTGGTGAATTGCAGTGGTCCCTTAGTCCCGACCGCAAGGCCGGAGTCATAGGGCTTGAAGAGCATCGAACGGCAGATCAGGGGGAACAGGTCCTCGCATGCATCCCGTGCCGAGCGCCCGGCGTTCTCCGCCTTGGCTGGTATGTTGACGTACACCGTAACGGTTTGGATAAGCCGCTGGCGGTAGCGGTCCCCGCGCTGGATATCGCTCACCGCATCCGACTCCGTGTTTCGGCTGTTGCTGGCGACCACGTCCCCCAGCACCACGAAGGCCCAGTAATTATCAGCCAACTGCTTGGTGTACGCATCGAAGATCACATCCTCCTCCACCACGGCAGACACCCGCACCCCACCGCGCGACTCCGGGGAGCCGAAGGCCGGTGAGTATAGGGTGGACGGTACCGCGAAGGTAAAGCTGGTGGTGTCGGGGACGGTGAGCACCTCACGAAGCCCGTTGTACTGGTTGAAGACGTTGGAGCCATTGAGCACCAGTGGGATGCCCGTGGCCACGGTAGCCCCGGCGTCCGCCATGACGAAGGTCACGGTGGTACGGTTGGGGACGGTGAGGATGGTGAAGGTGCCGTTGAACTCCGCCTCGGTGGCCCCGGTGAGCTCGATGGTAGTCTGGTCCCCCTCCCCAGTGGTAAAGTCGTGCGCGGTGGTAAGCACAGCAGTGCCCACGGTGCCGGACCGTGTCAGGGAGGTGACCTGTATCGCGGCCAGCGCTCCCACGATGTTGGTCTGGCTGCCAACGGAGAGCCCGTGCGCCGTCGCGGTCACAGCCGTTGCTACCCCTCCGGTCTGGGTCAAGGAGGTGATCACCGCGTTGGTAGTGAACTTGTCGGTATGCTTGGGCAGCTGGGTGGCCAGCTGTAGCACGATGTCCTGCGCCTTCATCCGTTGATCCTCCGCAGGATGCCGTTCTTGAAGTGAACCTCCGCGTTGCGCAGGTTGCGCTTTACGCCAAGAGCGAGAGAGGGCCTTGGCGCCATACGCCGCGTCCCGTCTTCCACATATTTAGCGTAATCCGGGGCCGGGACGTTCAGCACCCCGTAACCCCATTCCAGTTTGCTAGTGCCGGTGACCTTCCATGACAGCGAACGGCGCAGCACCCCGGATAGGTTGGCGTGCGTCTCACCTGACGCGGATGCCACGTGCCGACGGCGCCGGCCGGCTTTGGTACGCAGGATGTATACCTGACCTTTCTTTGGGCGGCGTAGGATCTCCCTGTTGGTGTCAATCTGCAGATCCTTGGCGAAGTCGAAGAACCCCGCGCGGATACCGGCCTTGGTGGCCTTGTCCAAGCCGTTAATGCGGAGGAAGACCCGCCTGTTAGCGCTATCCTGCTTGACCCCCATCATAGCTTACTTGCTCCCTTGTCGGTGCAGGTGAGCACGAGCCACTCGTGCCGTTCGTCTAGGTCCTCGACCCGTAGGATGTCCAGCCGGCGCCCATCGGTCAGTAGCACCCAACTCTCCGCAGTTACTGCGCTGTCGTAGCGGATGGTGACCTCGTGGGTGATCTCCCTGTCTTGCGTGTTCACCTCGTCGAAGAAGGTCTTACCGCGCACCGTGCGGACCTTGGCCCAGGTACCGGCAGAGCCAGTGAATGACTCGTCGAAGTCCGGGCTACCGAACACGGGGGGCGTGATGGCGCGGTCCTGTATGACCACCTGTTGATCAAGTGCCCCGATGCAGGCGCCGCGGCGGCGGGATGAAGAGCGGGAGCAGACGGTCATTTTAGCTCATCCCAGTCACCGGCCAGGGTGACCTCAAAGTTATTAGCGCTGAACCCGGTGAATGTTAGCGTATCCCCGGCGGATAGGCGTAGTTCCCCCTCACCGAACCCGTGATCGAAAGAGTCTGTCTTACCTAACGCCTGCGCATGGCGGCGCTCGCTAATTTGTAAGGCCGGCGCAGTAGCCGTTGTATTCACTTCAATGAGGCTGGTAGGGCCTATCGGATCGATCCACGTTCCACCACTTATGAGCGTATTCTTATAAACGCGTATGACCACCGGTTTAGTACCCTCAACCCCGCCAGTAATGTTATGCAAATCAACAGTGAGCTTGTTCAGCTTTCCTGCGTATGTGCTCTTTACCCGCATCGCCCCGATAAACGTCTCTGTTGTGGCGGTGATCGCTTTTGTTACATCGAAACTGAAGTGGTCATTCAGGCTGCGGTCATGGAAGCCACCGATTATACCACCATTCCATGACCCGCTTAGCATTCTTACATCAGCGGTACCGTCACTTGTCGCCCTAAAGCGGATGGCTAGATTCGGATCTTCAATGGCAAGGAAGTTGTCCCCGCCCCCATAGATATCGATAGTGTCTGCAACGTGAAACATCACCCAACCTATAGACGCCCCAGCATATATCTCAAAGGTGGCGGGAAGCTTCCCTAGGTAGCCATAAGATATACGGTAAATGTTCATGGCTTGCGGGTTTAGTTTAAACCGGCTG